ATGCCCATCACAGCATTGGTTGGTGACACACCTTACGAGCAATGGCCGCAAGAGTTACCACCATACGTAGCACAGCCTTGGGATTGTATGTCCCATGAACATTCGGTCTACGTTTTGAATAGAGCGACTCCTGCTCCTTGGATAGCCAAGATAGACGGAGAGTTCTACCCTGCCAAGTACTATTTTACTGTAGACTACACAGACAGTGAGATAGCTGACGACCCTGCTCAACACAAACAAAGTCATGTGTTAGAGTTGATGGAGGCAGGAGAGTATACAGGTAACATAGTAGCGTTACCTAACAATCGAGTACGAGTAACACACCCTGCATGGTTTGAGACAGGGGAAGGACCACCAGACTTTAAGCCTAGCCAAAGGGTGTTCCATTCAAAACAAGAGACTGAGTACGTATGGGATACTCAACGAGTCTTTAATAATCTATATTCTAAGGAGAAATAAAATGGTCATGAAGAAAAAACCAATGATGAAGAAAAAAGGTATGGCACGAGGTGGCATGAAGAAAAAAGGATACGCTAAAGGTGGTGCTAAGTTACCAATGGCTAAAGATCCTAAGACAGGTAAAATGGTCCCTGCATTTGCTATGGACGGAAAAGGCAAAATGAACAAGGGTGGCATGATGAAGAAGAAAGGCATGGCTAAAGGCGGCATGAAGAAAAAGGGTTATGCTAAAGGTGGTATGACTGTTGGACAACTTCGGTCTGCAGCTAAAGCCAAAGGCTACAAGATCATGAAGGGCTAGTCAGTATGGCAAAGTCAACTGTTAACAAAGCAGGAAACTACACCAAACCAACCATGAGAAAGAACCTGTTCAGTCGAATAAAGGCAGGTTCTTCTGGTGGTAAACCCGGACAGTGGAGTGCTAGAAAGGCGCAGATGTTAGCCAAGCAGTACAAAGCCAAGGGTGGTGGTTATCGCTAAAGATCCTAAACTTGGTACAGGCAAGAAACCTAAAGGCTCAGGTAGAAGACTCTACACTGATGAAAATCCAAAAGATACGGTGAGTATCAAATACGCAACGGTGAATGATGCAAAAGAAACTATTAAGAAAGTTAAAAGAATTAACAAACCCTATGCGAGGAAGATCCAAATACTCACCGTTCTTGAGCAACGAGCTGCTGTTCAAGGAAAAGCTGAACAATCTAGGCTTGCCAAAAAAGCAAAAGAAACATTAAGGAAACAACGTGGCACTAGCAAAAAGTCAACGTAGTCTAAAATCTTGGAGCAAACAAAAGTGGAGAACAAAGAGTGGTAAGCCCAGTAGCAAAACTGGGGAACGCTATCTTCCTGAAGCTGCAATCAAGGCTCTATCACCACAGGAGTACGCAGCGACAACTAGAGCTAAAAGAAAAGGCACAAAGCAGGGGAAGCAATTCGTTAAGCAGCCAAAAGGTATCGCAAAGAAAACACGAACGTACAGGAAAGTAAAGTAAATGGTAAAAGCATGGTTTATAGTAGCAGTAATGACAGGCGTATATTCAGACGGAACAAAGGACATATACATATTTCAACAACCGTCAGATCATGGACACTTCCATACTTCTGTTATGTGTCAAAAATATATAGGGGATAATCCCTTTAAGATCGTTAAGGCTCTTGTTAACGAATATGGAGACAGATCACCTGAAAAGATTTTATGTGTACCTGAGGAAACCATTGAGTCTTTTATGGAACAAGGTAAAACATAATGCTGTATGAGCCTACATGTGAAGTTTGTGGGCATCACATTGAAGATGACAGATGTGACTATTGTAGAAATACAGGGGATAACGGTGCATGGATAAACAAAGTTATAGAGCAAGCAAAAGATCCACGACACGATCAATCAGCCTTTAAGGATAAAAAGAAGAATGACAAAAAATCTAACTGAGAAGCAACAAAAGTTTATGGCTGTCTTGTTTGAGGAAGCTAACGGTGATGTTGTGTCTGCTAAAAAACTAGCAGGGTATGCGGATACTACCACTACACACGATGTCATTAAATGCCTTAGAGATGAGATAGCAGAAGCCACAAGAGACTACATGTCTCGCATTGCACCAAAGGCAGCAGTCGCTATGGGTAACGCTCTTGTTGATCCTACAGAGTTAGGTATCAGAGACAAGATGGTAGCAGCAAAAGACTTGCTTGACAGGGCAGGGTATATAAAAACAGAAAAGGTAAATGTAGAAACTTCAGGTGGCTTGTTTGTTCTTCCTGCTAAAGAAGGAAAGAATGAGTGAGGATAGAGATAGTCTAGGGTATTGGGCATTGCCACTACCTGACATCGAAGGTAAGCAATGGAAAAGAATACCTAAGATATCTAGACTTGTACCATTTGGTTATACGCTAGATCCAGAAGACAAAGACTACTTAATACCTGTAGCAGAAGAACTTGAGGCTCTAGAAGTAGCAAAGAAGCATCTTAGACAGTACAGTTACAGACAAGTAGCTAACTGGTTAACACAACAAACAGGACGCTCTATATCGTACAGAGGATTAAAGAAGAGAATAGACATTGAAAACAGACGCAGAAAAGTTGCTAGTGTTAAAAGGGAACTCGCCAGAAGGCTTGAAAAGACGCTCAAAGAAGTCTCGAAGCTCGAAGAAAGTACAGGAACATACAGTACCGAAGGTAGAACAGCCTAGCATAAACTACAATGTTGCTGTACCAGAAGAGGTTCAACAGGATGTGTTATTTCAACCAAACGCAGGACCTCAAACAGATTTCTTAGCCTCTTCAGAACGAGAGGTATTATATGGTGGAGCAGCAGGAGGAGGCAAGTCATTTGCCATGTTAGCTGACCCACTGAGAGGACTAAACAATCCTAACTTTAGTGGACTGTTAGTTCGACATACGACAGAGGAGCTAAGGGAACTGATACAGAAGTCTCAGGAGTTGTATCCAAAAGCAATCCCGGGAATCAAGTGGTCAGAACGAAAGTCACAGTGGGTGACACCTAAGGGTGGTAGACTGTGGATGTCCTATCTAGACCGTGACCTAGATGTAATGCGCTACCAAGGTCAGGCATTTAACTGGATAGGATTTGACGAACTTACGCAGTGGTCAACGCCTTACGCTTGGGACTATATGCGGTCACGACTAAGAAGTGCAGACCAATCGTTAGGACTGTACATGAGAGCAACAACCAATCCCGGAGGGGCAGGACATCAATGGGTAAAGAAGATGTTTGTAGATCCTGCACCATCCAACGCAGCGTTTTGGGCAACGGAGTTAGAATCAGGTAATGTTATTAGATTTCCACAGGGGCATAGCAGAGAAGGTGAACCCTTATTTAGAAGACGTTTCATACCTGCTAATTTGTTTGACAATCCATATCTAGCTGAGTCTGGTGATTATGAAGCAATGCTGTTGTCATTGCCTGAGCATCAGAGGAGGCAACTACTAGAAGGTAACTGGGATGTAGCAGAAGGTGCAGCGTTTCCTGAGTTTGACAGATCAAAGCACGTTGTTGATCCTTACAAGATACCCTCTAGTTGGAGAAAGTTTAGAGCATGTGACTATGGGTACGGAAGTTACTCAGCAGTAGTATGGATGGCAGTCACACCATCTGAACAACTTGTAGTGTACAGAGAGTTGCAGGTGTCAAAAGTTTTAGCATCTGATCTAGCAGAAAAGATCTTGCAATTAGAAGCAGAAGATGGTACAATACAATATGGGGTTTTAGATAGTTCGCTATGGCATAAGAGGGGCGACACTGGTCCTAGCCTAGCAGAGCAAATGATAGTAAGAGGTTGTAAGTGGCGACCATCAGATAGAAGTAGAGGAAGTAGAGTTGCAGGAAAAAACGAATTACACAGAAGATTGCAAGTCGATGAATATACCAATGAACCACGCCTTGTTATATTTAATAACTGCACAAACGTTATATCTCAACTTCCTAGTCTCCCTTTGGACAAAAAGAACAACGAAGACGTAGATACTAATTCTATGGATCACATGTACGATGCGTTACGTTACGGCATTATGACACGACCTAGAAGTTCTATATGGGACTATAACCCTGTGAATCAGCGAACAGGCTTTCAGATTGCTGATCCTAACTTTGGATACTAAACATGGCAGAAGATAATGAAATACCCTTTGACACGGATGATGTCACAGTAATACAGGATAATGATCCTGCTCTTGCTTCAGAAAGTGATGTAGTAAGTTTTGTACAAGGCAGATTTAAAAGAGCAGAAGATGTACGACAACAAGACGAACAAAGATGGCTAAAAGCCTATAGGAATTATAGAGGACTATACGGTCCTGATGTGCAGTTTACAGAGACAGAAAAGTCAAGGGTGTTTGTAAAGGTAACAAAAACAAAAACACTAGCAGCATATGGTCAGATAATTGACGTATTGTTTGGTAACACATCGTTTCCACTTACGGTTAATCCTACGAAACTGCCAGATGGTGTAGCAGAGTCGGTGCATTTAAATTTAGATCCTAATGCAAGTAACGCACAGGATGCACTTAGAGGGGCTTTTGAAGATAAACCTTCAGAGCCTTTTTTATTTACGCCTGATGGCAAACTTAAACCCGGAGAGACTATCCAAGATCTAGAAAATAGATTAGGGGGTAGTAATCAAAAACTTTCTACAGTATCAGATAAAATCATAGAGGGTACAGGCGGTACACCACAGACTGTTACTTTTCATCCTGCTATGGTAGCAGCAAAGAAGATGGAAAAGAAGATACACGATCAACTAGAGGAGTCAGGCGCAAACAAACAACTACGCAATGCAGCGTTTGAAATGTCATTGTTTGGCACAGGTATAATGAAAGGACCTTTTGCTTTAGATAAAGAATATCCTAACTGGGGTGAAGACGGTGAGTATGATCCCTTAATTAAGACAGTGCCATCAACAAGTCACGTATCTATGTGGAACTTTTATCCTGATCCTGATGCTTACAACATGGATGAAGCAGAGTACTGTGTAGAAAGACACAAGCTGTCTAAAACACAAATGCGTAATCTAAAGAACAGACCATACTTTAGAGAAGAGTCTATAGAAGAGTGTCTTAGTATGGGCGCACAATACGATAAAAAGTATTGGGAAGACGACATGAAAGACTACGCTATAGAAAACTATACAGAGAGATACGAAGTATTAGAGTTTTGGGGCTACGTAGATTCAGAAATATTAGCAGAGAATGGTTTAGATATACCTGCTGATTTACAAGATCTTGAGCAGATAAACTGTAATATATGGGTATGCCAAGGTCACGTATTAAGAATGGTGCTTAACCCATTTAAGCCAGTGCGTATACCTTACTATGCTGTTCCTTATGAACATAACCCATACAGTTTCTTTGGTGTGGGTATTGCAGAAAACATGGACGATACACAGACGTTGATGAACGGATTCATGCGTATGGCTATTGATAACGCAGCACTAAGTGGTAACTTGATCATGGAAGTCGATGAAACCAACTTAGTTCCCGGACAAGATCTTAGCGTTTATCCGGGAAAAATCTTTAGAAGACAAGGAGGTGCGCCCGGACAAGCTATCTTCGGCACGAAGTTTCCAAACGTAGCAGGAGAGAATATGCAGTTGTTTGACAAAGCTAGAGTGTTAGCGGATGAGAGTACAGGCTTTCCAAGCTTTGCTCATGGACAAACAGGCATACAGGGTGTAGGACGTACAGCCTCTGGTATATCCATGCTTATGTCTGCAGCAAACGGTTCTATACGTAATGTTGTAAAGAATGTAGACGACTACTTACTTGCCCCTATTGGTAAAGCATTCTTTAGTTTTAACATGCAGTTTGATTACGACCCTGATATAAAAGGTGACCTTGAAGTAAAAGCGCAAGGTACAGAAAGTCTAATGGCAAATGAGGTGCGTAGTCAAAGGTTGATGCAGTTTCTACAAGTTGCTTCTAATCCTGCACTCGCACCCTTTGCTAAGATGGATTATATTATTAGAGAGATTGCAAAGGCTATGGATCTTGACCCTGATAAGGTTACGAATAGTCTGCAAGATGCTGCGATACAGGCTGAGATATTTAAGATGTTTCAACAACAACAGCCTGAACAACAGCCACAGCAACAAGCCCCACAAGCACCTGCAGGGGCTGATGCTCAAGATACAACAGGAGCAGGTGGAGGCACAATAGGAACAGGTCAAGCACCTGCACCACAAGAAGAAGGATTTACTGGTAATGTCTAAGATTAAAGAGTTAACGAATAATAAAGAACTGTGGGACGCATTTGTAGAGGAACTACAGAGATCCATAGTAAACTATCAACGCACTATGGAGCAAACAGAAAAGCCATCTGATATATACAGGTTGCAAGGTGCTGTTTCGGCTGTTAGACGTTTGATGCAACTAAAGGACATGATGAACGTTAAATGAGTGCTTTACTAAAACATTACGAAAAAGTTAAGGCAGGTGTAAAAACTGCTGAGGAAGAAGAGCAGGAAGCTAAAGAACGTATCGAAGCAGATAAAAACTATGCTAGAAAAGGAGCATATAATATTTATCTAGATAAGTTTCCTGATGACCCTTACAAATATACTAGAGCAGAGAAAGCTGTGCTAGGTGCAGAGTTTACACAGTTTGGTACAGTTACTTTAGGTGTGGATGCAGAACAAGCGTTTAAAGACAACCGTAACATTGAAGGGTATTTGTATGGTGGTTTAGCATTTCTTAGTGGTTTAGGAGCAGGGTTAGTAGCTAAACCTGTAGCAAAAGGTGTGGCTCATTTTTCTAATCTTATAAAAAAATCAGTTGTTGATAAAAAACCTCCACCTTTACCTCTCGCAGCAAAGAGCGAAGCATTTGATTTATTAAACTTTAACATATCGCCTAGCAAAACAGATACGACAGGTGTTGTAGGAGAAGCAGACCCCTTCATATCTCCGCAAACTAAAAATGTTAAAGGTGACTATTCTTATCCTGAAGTCGTAACAAGTCCAAATATGAGACTTGGTGTATCTGAAGAAAAAGGAGAGTTGTTTACACCTGAATTTGGTAAAGATATGGGGTTTGATCTTACTCAAAACAAGTCTTTAAGAAACCCTAACGCTCCTATAATAGGTGAGTTGTATTCTCCTTCCTTAGCAGCTGTAAATAATATGGAAGCAGACAGTCTAAAAAAAGTAATGGTTAGTCCAAAAGAGATAGACGGAAAACTCTATATTAAACCAGAGCAGATAGAACAATATTTTAAACCATTAGTTGCTAAAGGTTTAATTAAAAAAGCAGAGTATGAATATCTTATACAAAATAGATTATTAAAAAATCCTAGAATATTTAAAAATATAGATGAGGATAATGCTAAATTATCTGACGCAGAAAAACTACACAGAGATCAAGTTAGAGGATATAAATCCATAAATGTTGAAGAAGAATTTCGTATGCCAAGGGTTTTAGGACCTACAGGAGATATAGGTCTTTCAGAATTATATTCTAGAAATGCTCCTAAGAATCTTAATAATTTCTATGAATTTAATACTATGAAGTACATCACTGGTAATATGGAAGAAGTTGATCCTAAAGTATCTTTTGGTGGTATAGCTGTTTTAAGATCTGACGATATTTTAATTGATGCAGGGATAGTGCCAATATTTGCAGCAGATCCTTTATTAAACAAAAAACTTATAGATATAAGAAAATTTTTAAAACAACAAGGTGACTACACAGATAACTTTAGACAGTTTGAAAATGATGTTATAGATAATCTAGTGGATACAGGACCTAGGGTAGGCTTTAAATATAAAAAAGCTTTTATTAAAAGAGATGCTCTTAAGGAACTTGTTAGAGACGGTTTCTTAGATATAAATAAACTAGAGTACAGAGAGCCAACTACTGAAGGCGACATATTCATAAATAAACCCACTAAAGCGTTTGATGAACAAAAACTATTTGAAGAAATAACAATAAAACCAGAAGACGTATTTGAAGGAGTTAATCAACCTCAATTAGATCCTAATCTTGAACTTGTTGACTTATCTAGCTTTACTAATCAGAGTAAGGCTAAGATAGCAAAGGCTGCAGGAGAAAAGTTATTTGCTCAATCTGATAAAGCTATGATTTCAAAGCTGTTAAATAAAACTGATGACAAGTTTTTTAAGGATGATTTTAAAATTGATGATCTAACAAATGCCATAAGAGCTATAGACGCTGAAGATTTAGACGATGAAATAATAAGTGCAAATATTAATAGAATAGCTAAAGACCTTAGTGATGATGAATTTTTAACAGGAAAACTTAAGGATAATAGATTTCTTATGCCTGATGGACAAGTTTATGAATTGGGTCAGCCAAGACGTATAGACGAGAATGGTATAGGTTCACTAATGCAATTTCCATCAAGTGATCGAGTTGTAGAAACGCAAAAGAACTACCTAAGAGATATACTAAGAATTAAATTTCAAGCTAAAAAATTAGGGATGGGACAAATATACAAGCGTGAACAAATAAGACAAAATAGTGTAATAGATGTAGAAGAAATGAAAAAGGCAGCTAATGAGTTAAAACAAGGTGAAGGCTCTTTTGCTATAAAGTTTGACGATAGAGCAGGAAGAAGCACGTATGGTCAAACCCAAGAGATACTACAAGACAGAATAAATTTTGATGGGAAGCCATCAGATAGAAGTTTTTTTGTTAGTATAAACACTAAAAACTTAGATCCGTCATTAGACGAAGCTAGTAGAGAACATGATAGTATAGAAAACACATTAGGATATTTTAGAGCAAGTTTACGAGATGGAGCTAATACATCAAAACGTGCTTTAAATGTTTTTCAAAAAGATGAGTTTGTTAAAGAGTCACCTGATCTTTCTATGACACAAGCTGAAGTTAACATGCCTACAGGACCGTTTGATGCGGAGGGTGGTGATGGCAATTATTCCTTTGCGTACATGCAACCTGATGACACTGGACAATTAAATCCTAGCGTTGCAGAGCAGTTTAGAAATTACAAAGGCGGTCAAGCAGGTGCATTAGAAAATATTACGGATCAAGTAACCGAACAAGTGCGTAAGATTAAAAAAGAAGTTGAAGAAGGTAAACTTGACCTACTTAAGAACTATGAGGGTGATGCAGGTGGAGCTTATAAAGTAGATAAAAAAATAAATTTATATGAGTTGGAATTAAACGTAAAAGCTAGAGATTTTGAAAACGCAAAAGCAGATATAGCAGATGACATTTTTTCAGACATGGATTTATACTACGAAGATGCGTATAAACTTTGGTATATAGAAAAAATAGGTAAAAAATCTCTTATAAACTATCCAGATAAGAAGATAAAAGTAGATGACGATATAAGACGATTATTTAGTAATATGGATGAAGAAGATCTTTTAGGTGATGAAGTAAATTTAATGTACAGTAGAGGCTTTGAAGTTCCAGATCAAATAACTATAGATGGTCAACTTGTTGATTCTAAAGTAGCATTCAAAGCAGATCTGAAAAAACAACTTGAGAATATAACCTATCGTGATTTAAACTTGGATATTAACCATGAAAGAGCATATCACATTACTGGAAGGGGAGATCAGTTTCAAGGAAAGTCAACAGCAATTCAGAGAGAAGCAAAAAATTTAATGGATAGTCCAATGTGGAGAGGTCAACCAATAGATGACAGATATCAAGCACAAGACAGAGTAGACTATTTAACTGCTTTGATGTTTCCTGATAATTTTGTAAATAGCCTTGACGATGACTTTAAAACATTTTTTAGACCTTACGAAGGAGATACAAGAGTCGGAGCAGAAAATTTTCAAACTTTAGACAAATCTAATGTAAGTATACAACTGTTAGAAGACGAAATTATACCTGCTTTAGAACAGTATCAAAAGACGGTAGGTAAAGCTGAAAAACCAAAAGCGGAAGAATACTTATTAAGCAAAACAATGCGTCAGCTTTCAGACCCACCAGAGATATTAAACGAAAACTTTTTATTAATAGAAGAAATACAAAGTGATATACACAATAGAAAAGTAAGAAAGTTAGAGAAAATGGGTGGAAAATCTTTAGGAGGTAAAGACTTTCCTTTAATGACAGATGATGACTACACTGAAAACCTAATAAAGTCTGCAATAGTTTTTGCAAAGAAAAAAGGTGTAAACAAAATAGTAATACCACATCACGCTAAGATTAGAGAGGCTAGACACGGCACAACAGAGACAAGAGTTAGACCAGATGGAACAGAGTATCAAGCTGAGGTAGGCGGTATGGCAGAGGCTACTGTTCAAGGTGCTTACAAAGATGGAGTAAGAAAAGCAACAAATAAATTAAAGAAAATATTTGGAGAAGGCATAGGCATATCCAAGACAGATCTTTTGCATAAATCAATGAAAAAACAAACTAGAAGTAAAAAGTTTGATGACGTAAAAGAAGCTTATGTTATAGATATAACAAACTTAAAATTTAATCCTGAAGAGGGAGATGTATTTAAGTATAACGAAGGTGGTTACGTAGGCAACGTAGACTCACAAATGTCTGAACTATTAAATTAAGAGGTGATACTATGATGGAAGACCAGATGAAATTTGCGTTTATGCAACAGGGCGGTGTCCTGCGTGATGATGGGATGAACAAAGATCCTGTTAGTGGTAACGAAGTGCCTTCTGGTAGTATGGCAAAAGAAGTTAGAGATGACATAGATGCTAAACTTAGCGAAGGTGAATACGTTGTACCTGCTGATGTTGTACGCTTTCATGGTGTGGAAAAGTTTGAGGACTTACGTAATCAAGCCAAGCAAGGCTTTGGTAGAATGGAACAAGACGGTAGGATAGGTGGTGAGCCTGTTAATGAAGACTTCCCTATCCCAATGAATCAGTTACAAACATTTGATGAAGGTGGAGATACTAGCACATACGAACAAACATTTGGTCAACCCTTTCAGATGGGGCAACGATACGGTGATATGGGTGGTGTAACAAACAGAGGTTACGAACTTGTAACATACACAAGTCCTGATGGCAAGCGTACTATAGTTATACCACACTTTAACGGTAAACCAATGAGTGCTATACCTACAGGCTTTGCAGAGCAAGGCACACAAACCACAGGCGGTAGTGGCGGTGGTGGTATGGCTGATGATAGTGACAGACAGGAAGCGGAAAACGAAGCTGTACAAAGAAGAAACATGGGACAGCCTGTCACAGTAGATCCTCTAATGCAAGCACAGATAGATAAAGACAGACAGTTAAGTCAACCAAAAGCTATAGAGAACTTTACAGGAAAAGATTATGCTGATTACTATAACCAAACACAAGGTTTTGGCATAGACGATATAGCTAAGAATGTTCCTCTTCTTGGAGGTCTACTATCTATGCAGGATGATAACATAAGAAAGTCAGCCTTAAAAGGTTTACAAGATGGGACGTTAGACATAGGTGACTCTACTCAGTTTAACTCTATAAAAAAACTTATAACTACCGCACCTCAACAGGGTTTTCTTTCTAGACTGTTTGGTGTTAAACAAGACTTTACGCCACCCACAGGATTACCAGAAACGTTTGCAGACTATCAAGGCATGATGCAACCTAAAGTAGACGCAATGGGTATGGGGGGTATAGATCCTAACGCTAAAGCAACAAGCGCACAAGATTTACAATACTTAGATCCTAAGAAGGCATTAGGTACAGATGAAGTTGATAGTATTATAACAAACTTAGGTAAAGACGCTGTGTTTAAAGGTAGCATAGCTGACAAAATGACAAAAGCCATGTTTGGTATAACTGATGGTAATAAGATAAACACACCTGATGGTGTGAAAGAAGCTACAGCAGGACAGTTAAAAGGCATCATAGATAACGCACAAAATATACAAACTAGTTTAGTTGGAGGAAAAGATCCTCAAACAGGTGAGGACAAAAAAAGTATTATAGAAGATCCTCAGTCTTACGGAATAGATAAACCAATAGGATCAGGACCACCAAGTGTTCAAGAAATGTTTAATGCAATACATGGTATGGATGTTTACAATACAGGAGGAATAGTAGCTAACAAGGGAGCGTTAGTCACCAAGCCTAAACGAAAAATAGCTCCCAAAAAGCGTACCCCAAGGAAAGGACTTGGGAACAAAACTAAGGCGACCTGATGAAAATCAGCCCCAACAATAGGAGTAATTATTATGCCAGAGTTAGAAAACGTAGAAAAAGTAAAAGTAGCAGGGTTCGTTGATCCTCGCTCACGCAAAAACAAAAACGCAGAGCGTATCAAAAGGGATGAGGAGGAACTGCAAGAACTCATTAAAGCCAGAGAAGAAGGCACTGCAACTACTGAGGAGATCAAAGAAGCATCTGATCCTGAAAAGGGAGAGGAAACAACAAAAGAGGATGCGAATCTTTCAAAGGAAGAGTTATCTTTTAAGAAAAGATACGGTGATCTGCGAAGACACATGGCAAGCAAAGATAAGGAGACTGAGGAAAGAATCAAAGCTCTTGAAGATCAGTTGTCAAAAGCTACTAGAAATGAACTGGTACTACCCAAATCTGACGATGAAATAGCAGCATGGGCAAAAAAGTATCCTGATGTAGCAGGGATAGTTGAAACAATAGCTGACAAGAAAGCTCGTGAAAGATCTACAGATCTTGACAATCGTGTTAAGGACATAGAAAAGATGCGAGTGGATGCTGTAAAAGCAAAGGCAGAAGCTGAGTTAATTAAGCTACACCCTGACTTTATAGACATACGTGAGGATGATAAGTTCCACGATTGGGCAGATGAACAACCTAAATGGGTTCAGGATGCTCTATATGAGAATCTAGACGATGCTAAATCTGTTGCTAGAGTTATTGACCTGTACAAAATAGATGCAGGTATAAAAGGCAAAAAGAACGATAGCAAGTCTGCTGCTTCTGCTGTAAACACTAGATCTAAGACTACTCCTACATCTGACGACTCTAATGGTAACTGGAGAGAATCCCAAATAGAGAAAATGTCAGATAAAGAGTATGCTAAAAATCAAGAGTCTATAATAGAAGCAATGCGAACAGGTAAATTCGTATATGATTTATCTGGTGCTGCAAGGTAAAAAAAGTGTTGACAAGACATTTTTTCTACATATAACTAACACGTACAAACATATATTGTCTGACTACCTACGATAAGTATAGACCCATCACATTTGATGTCATGAAGTCAAGTAATGATGCAACTCTAAAAAAAGCGTAGCCTCTGATAGCGAAGTGTTTAGTTCTTAACCTAGCCAATAAGGAGGATTCATTATGGCTTTTTCAAGTGCTACAGGCTATCAAAACTTACCTAACGGTAATTTTAGTCCTGTAATTTATTCCAAACAGGTACAGCTTGCGTTTCGTAAGTCAACTGTTGTTGGTGATATAACCAACTCCGACTACTTTGGGGAAATTTCTAATCAAGGCGATACCGTCAGGATTATTAAAGAACCTGAAATCTCAGTTAAGGCTTACGCTCGTGGCACACAAGTCACAGCACAAGACCTTGATGACGAAGACTTTACACTTACTGTGGACAAGTCTAACTATTATGCCTTCAAGATGGATGACATCGAAGAGGCACACAGCCACATAAACTTTATGCAACTCGCAACCGACAGAGCTGCATATAGACTTGCTGACCAGTATGACCAAGAAGTTCTTGGATACATGGCAGGTTATAAGCAAGGATCGTTACATGCTGTGGCAAGTGCTGTCAACGACTCTGTTAACGGCTCAGTAGCCGTAAGCACCGCAGGTACTGACGAGCTTCTAACCTCAATGAAGTTAATAAAAAGCTCTTTTGCGAGTATTACAACTTCATCAGCAGGGGATCACTCAATTCCTGTTGCAAACTTAGCTCCGGGTGCAACTGCTGTTTCAACAGCTGCTGTTACTCCAATGGTAATCATCAACAGAATGTCTAGGCTGTTAAATCAACAACAAGTTGATACACAGGACAGATGGTTGGTTGTTGACCCAATCTTCATGGAGTTACTAGGGGACGAAAACTCCAAGTTGGTAAATGCTGACTTTAACGCAGCCGAACTAAAAAATGGACTTGCCCTAACTAACATTGCAGGATTTAGACTATACGTGTCT